TCTTGCAGCAGTATCTGTACTTGTAAAAGAAGCTAATATATTATCAGTACCTCCATTAACATTCAATCCTGTTAAAGTACCTACTGAAGTGATGTTAGGCTGAGCAGCAGTTAGCACTGTTCCTGTTAAATCCCCCGTTACATTACCACTTAAATTACCCGTGATAGTTCCCGTTATTGTTACCCCGTTTCCTGAGCGACCTACCGAAAGAGCAGAAGCATTACCCGCACCATCCTCGACAAGAGTAACACCCGCAGCATCTATTGCTTGGTTGTCTGTTGTTTTTAAAAGACCGACATAGGTGTCTTTAATCTTTGTGTTTGTTAATGTTGCCATATTTTATTTTTTAAATATCATTCCAAATGTTAATCTCATCTTGGTAGTAAGAGTTCTGATACTGCCAATAGGCTTGATCAGCTATTCTCTTATAAACTATACCCCATCCTATCGTGTTCGTGTCTACTCCTATTCCCCACCAAGTGGATTCGTATATCTCTCCCCAATCTATGTTGTTATTGTATATCATCTAAATAAGTTTAGCACAAAGTTTATAAAACAGAATGGTCGGCTCGATATATTGATTGTCTCGACATTTGATTTATTTCCCCACCAAGTAGAGCAGTAAATCTTACCCCAATCTATTGCGTTTGACATCTTTTATCTTCTTTAAGAATCGCTCTAACTTTATAACGTTTGTATTCTTCGGTTTATAACCTTTGTTCTCATTTTTTTTTATCAAAGCACCCATCCGTTAAATGTTGCGTCTGTATCAGGATGAATATCATCATTAGTATTCGTGTAATACTCAGGGAACGTCTCTTGATTGAACGACATATAATCAATAAATCTTCTTGTATAGTACTCAGCGATGTCTCTCTCTTTATTAATCAAGAAATCGATCTCTTCCTTAGTTGCTGTTTCAGAGTTCTCAGAGCTGTGCTTATAAACTCCTCCGTTTTTAACCTGATAAGCAGCGAAAGGCAAATAGTCCACCATTGCGTAATGAATAAGCATGGGCTGAACGTAGTTGTTTACTAAATCCAAGTAATCACCTGCAAGTGTACCTGCGATAATATCATTGCTGATTCTGTTGTATAAATCTGTTCCCAAGTAATTTCTAATGTGAATCTCTTGAGCGATCTTAATATATTGGATGAATTTGTCCGTGTCTACATTACCATCTAAGATGCTGTTGCGAACTAAATCCTGTCTTTTTATAAATAATGCTATTGCCATCTTATCTTGGGTTTACAAATCCTTCGTTCGGCATATCAACAGGTCGCTTTGCCACTTTAGGGTCGTTAGTAATTGGTGATAAGCCCTCTTTTCTTGCTTTGTTTACAGAAACCTCAGCGTTAGGATTCCCTACATCAGGTCTTCCCTTCTTACTCATATACGTCTTACGCATCCAAAAGTGATGACATCTTGCACCACCCTTGTAAAGCCATATATCGTAAGTGTCAGCTCCTCCTACTCCAAAGCCTGCATTTACTACCTGAGAACTCATCTTTTCAATGTCCTCTTTACGGTATATCTTTTTAGCACCCACCATTTTCTTACAAAATTCTCGTGAGTTCTGTTTTGTGGTTAGTGGTGCATATTGATAGCGTACCTTAAACTGTACACCGTCTACTTCTTCGTCTTGCTCTGATTTTGCATTAGGTATTGCTCTACCTGTTGAAGCAAAACCCAACATCTTATCTAAAGCCTCTTCTGTTTTGTAATCTACAGGTCGCTCGTCTACAAGCTCCCACTCATCTAAATCTTCTTCTTCACCAAGCTCATCAAGTGCGTTGAATATTTCTTCAAATTGCTCGTCTGTTAGATCAGGTTTTTCACTTGACATCTTCACTCCTGTTTCTTCTTCTACCTGCTCCTTAGTCATTGCGTTTTCTAAATCGGTAAACTCAAGTGGCTGAAGCGTTTTAAAGTAGATATTAAGAGCGATATTGTTGTAAGCTAATATCTTATCAAAGGCATCTATTAAAAGTGTCTGAAACGGTCTAATAACGGTGTTATCCATTAGCGTAGAAGCCGTTTTAAGCTCGTCTGCGTTATTTCCGAGTCCTGATTGGTCTTTGATACCTAAAAGCATCGGAGAAACGACCCTATGAGCTACCATGATCTTTCTCATAGACTCATCAGATAAGAACTGATATTGATTGTGTGCATCCGATAGCTGTACAGGCTCTATTGAAGCTGCCGTCTCTGCATTATCATTAAATGCCAATATAAACTTACCCGCATTAGAAGACCCTGAGAATTTTTGATAGATTCTCTGTTCGATAAGTGTTCTCTCCTCCTCGTTAGGAACTCCGTTGTTGAAGTTGATTAACATTGAAGGTGCAAGACCATTCATGATGTTGTTGAGGTGATAGTTAGAAATCTCCTCTTCTAATTCAGCATATTGTAATCCTCCTTGATAATCGACAGGTGAGTAGTAATAGAATCCTGCTCTGTAAGGCTTAATGAATAGAATTTCTACTCCTTCTTTTGAGTATCCGAATGCAGGGATTCTTAATGGTTTGTCGCTTGGCTTAACTTTAGTCCAATCAGCCATGTAATAGTAAGCCTCTATATCTCCGTCTTCGTTACACTTCTCAGCTCTTAGAGTCTCAACAGGAAAATGCTCCGCTTGTAAGATTTTAGAATGATCTTTAGAGTAGACTACTTGAATTGCAGCTCCACCCATTAATTTAAGATCATAGGCTAATTTTCTTACGCAGTCCTTAGAGAATAACGACATCATTTGAGCGTACTGATCGGGCTTACGGTTAGAATCGGTAGCATCTAATCCCTTTCCGTAGATCATCTCAGAAATACCGTTTATAATAGCATTATTCGTTGCAGAGCCGTTGTATCTGTCAATTAAATACTGATAGTAGTTGTTATCTGCTCCATAATCCACCCAATCCCTATTCTTCTCTTCTGTAATCTTAGGAGAAGTGTAGGTGCTAAAGTTGATGACTCTTAGGTCATTATGCGCTTTAGGTTTTTTGTTATATGCTTGTCTGCTCATATTATGATATATTCATTATCGTAAGTGTTCTCTGTAGTATATACTCCATCATTAACCGAATAATCTGAAATACCCTGATCAGTACAGAACACCTTATCTTTATATATAACGTTTGACCCATCTGTTATTGTCAAATCGTAAAATCTATTCTCAGTAAGTGCAAACGTATTAGATATTACTAAATATCCCTTGTCCTCATAATAACCACCCGCACTATTCCAATCCATGTTTACCATCTCCCATTCCTCATCACTATTCTCCCACTCCATACTATCAAGAGTATAGGTAGTAGTCGTATTAGTAGAGTCATCTCTTAGAGTAATCACTACATCATCAGGGTAACTTCTTGGAATAATCCGTATAGTTTGCTCTGCTACGCTCGTTGTAAGAATTATCATTTTATCCTCTTATATGTATATAACGAATGTAATTCGACATTTTGCATACATACATAAAAAAAGGGGGCATTAGCCCCCCTTAATTACATCTATTGGTTAGATTATGTTGCAGCAGTTACCGCAGGTGCGATTGGTGAAGAAGCAGAATCAGTTACTGCAGTTGTAATAAATGCAGGTGGTTCTTTCTCAAGAGCCTCAAAAGTCAAAGTGAATCCTGAGTAATCTCCTAAGTTAGCCCCTGTTGCAAGTGAACCTCCTGTAAGATCAGCTCCATGCTCCAATCCGATTACCATTTGCTGACCGTTGTAATCCTCTACTACGATGTGAGGACGTGCAGCAGCTAATAGTTTAATTTCGTCTTGAGTTGCAGAATCAAGAAGTGGTAGCTGAATGTTTACAGTTTGTGTGTAGAAAATTGAGTTATTTTCACGTGAACCGTTTACAGTAGTTTCTACAGATGATGCACCTCTTAGGTCATACCCGTACCAAGTACCGTCTACTGCTCCTGCCGTGATAGTAAGACCTCCCTCAACAAATGCAGCAAAGTAAATCTTTTTAAGACCTCCTACTGCCTTTGCACATGGGAATTGTCTTCCTGTAAGTGATAAAGAACAAGCCATAGTTTATATTATTAAAAAAGGGCAGGCAGGCTCAATCGGCTTACCTACCCTTCTTTGTTAGACATTTTATTTTTATTAAGCTAAAGTAAGTAGAGCAAGGTCAGAACCAATACCGTACTGTACACCTGCTGTGAATCGCATGATTACACGTACATTTTGTGAACCATCAAGGTCAGCCATATCTAACAACTTAACTTCGTTATGGTCAGAAAGAAGTCCTGTACCGAAGTAAAGGTTTGAACGTTGTCCTGCTACGATGTGATCGGTTGGCATTCCCGGTGCAAGTTGAACTTTGATTCCTTCGAAAGAAAGTGCATTACCGTTGTTGTACCATTGAGTTCCTTGAGCGTTTGTACCTGCAGCTCCAAGACCTGAAGCACCGAATCCACCTAATGCACGAACGTATGCTTGGTGAGCAACAGTAGGAACATAGATAGTAAGGTCTTCTTTACCGATAACGGCTGAAGGAAGAGCGTCTACAACGTTTCCTAAAAGAGTGATGATGTTAGAAGCAGAGAAAGAAGTTTCAGCTCCGTTAGCAGCATCGTTTACAGTAGCATCAGCAGCCATAAGAACTGTAAATCCGTCAAACTCACCTGCAGTAGCGTTTACTCCACCCCAAATGTTTTGCTCAGTCTTCTCAGCTACCAATCCTGCTACGTGAGCAATGATGAAGTCAGAGAATGAAGGAGGTAGGTTATCGAATGCAGAGTATCCCATTTCGATAGCTTCCCAATCTGAACGGAAGTCTTTTTTACAGAACTCTAAGTTTACTTGGAACTCTTCAGGTTGAAGGATTCTCTCAGTTAGAGTTACAGTAGCTGTGTCAGCAAAATCACAAGTAGCATCTTTGATAACATTTGAATCAGTAGCTACTTTTTTGATGACTTCTTTGTACTTAACGTTAGGCTTTACTTCGATAGCCCCGTCCTCGATAGTTTTACCACTTAGAAGTGCAGCAGCGATGTATTTGCCCGCAAATTCACCTGCATAAGTAGTAGTGATTGATGTAGTAGTTGCCATTTTTGTTTATTTGATTTTAATTATTTAAAGTTTGCAAGTTTCGCAAGTACTCTATCACGTGTAGAGCCTTGTCTTTTGTTAGAGAAGTTGTAAACCTCTTTTTGAGTCTTAGATTCAGGATTGTGCTTCAATGGAGCAGCAGCAGGAGTAGCAGATAACTCTTCTTTTACTTGAGCTTCAACTTCAGCTTGTGCAGCAGCCATTTCTTCTTTTTCCTTCATCCCTGCTTTTACCTCATCGATCATAGCTTTGATCTCATCGATAGCAGCAGCGAACTCTTCTTTTTTAACGTAGCCCATTTCTTCTTCAGCAGCTTCTACTTCTACTTCAGGGGCTTCTTCTTCCTCTGCTTCCGCAGATTTGATTTCCGAAATGATACCTTCTTCTTCTACAACAAGAGTCATACCGTCTTCAAGTTCGTACTCACCTACAGGAAGAGCAATTTTATCTTCTTCTGTAACGATGAATACTTCTTGACCTGCAGCAAACTCTTCTGCTTCCAAAACTGTACCATTCTCTAAGGTCATTTGAGCGAACTCTACTTTGGTTTCTTCAACCTCAGCAGACAACTCAATGCCTAAGAGTGATTTGATTTCTTTTAGCATTTCTGTTGGTTTCATGTTTATATAACGATTAGTAATTTTTATTTTGCGTTTTTATCTTAACACA